GTAAGGAGTAACCTATGTCCGAAGAAATCAAAGAACGCCTGTCCAAAACGGAATATGACAAGGTCGGGGAAATGCTGCTGGAACTGATTGCGGAGTGTCCGTATATCCCGAAGGACGCAAAGATTAAGTACAACTCAAAGGACGTTGGAACGTGCGTGTATATCATAACCGCCGGGGGCGGCATAAAAAAGTGGGATATTGTCGGAGGATTCACGGCAGAGTTAAATATTCAGCTTGCTTACCAGAGTTTTCCGACCGGAAATGGGCAGATGATAAACGCACAGGCAGTATTAGATAGTATTGCTGGTTGGCTGGAAGATGTAGAAAATCTTCCAAAATTAACAGGAAACAGAAAAATAACGAAGTTTACCGCAGGCGACAGTTTTTCGGCTGTTGAAGAAGTCGAGGGTGACAAAGCAACCGTCTATGTATCAAATGTGGTGATGGAATATCGAAAGAAAGGGGCAACAAAGTGAAAAGACACGAATTACAGCATTTTGTAGACATCAACATGAGCAAAACGCTTGCAGATGCAGACTATCACCTGTTGGGGGATGGCATTGCTTCTCTGACAGAAGAATTCAACGCTGAGGAAGAGACGGAGCAATGGATTAACCAAGAAAACGGCACAACTGACATAAAATCCTATACGCCGTCAATCTCCGTTGAAATGCAGGACATTGACCAGGACGACACAGACCTTGTGGACTGGTTTAATAACCTGATTGACACATTACCGACAGGCAGCAAGGCGGTATCATCTTATGTGCGCGTAAGAATAAAAGGCTCCGGGCCATCTTATCCGGCGGTGCAGCGAAAATGCGCGATTTCGGTCGGAAGTACTGGAGGAGATGCAGGGAGTAATGTCACGAACTCAATTACGATTGGCGGGCGCGGTGACGGAATACAGGGAACATTTAATGTTGAGACAGGAAAATTTACAGCAGGTGGCGCAGCAACCGCATCGCTGGAAACACAGAACACAACAACAAAAGCAAGTAGCAAGAGTAACTTGAGTTAGGTATTAAGGAAACTTAATATATCGGGGGGGGGGCGTGCCTTTCCATCATCCCCCGATTTGGAAAGGATATTAAGTATGGATAGTTTACGGATTGACAATGGACTAAAAAAGATTGAGGTAAATGATGCTGGGGAATACATAGAATTTTCCGTTGTAAATAGCGAATTTTTCAGGGCGTTTTTTGACTTGTTGCAGTGGTTTGACGAGCAGGAAACCCGAAAAGAAATTAAGGAAATGGAAGAGCAAGGAGATAAAGTAGTTTCCGATGATGGAAATAAGATAAATTACGATGTGGCAAATAGCGTTCTTGATATCAGAGAAAAGATAAGTAAGGAAGCCTGTGAGAAGATTGATAATATTTTTGGTGCAGAAGCTTCCAGAAAGATTTTTGGAAGCATTGTTCCAGATATGTACATGATTGCTGATTTTTTTGAGCAGATTACGCCGCTTATTGAGAAGTACGCAAAGGAGCGCAATCAGTCCATTAACAAGAAGTACAGCAAGAGTAGGAAGGGTGCTAAAAGCTGATGTTCAATGTCATGCTTGACAGACTTCCAACCGAATACAAAGGTTATCCCATCAACAGCGATTTCCGTATAGGAGTACAGATGTTTCAGGCGTTAAGCGACAATGGATTAACTGACATGGAAAAGATATCTATATCCTGTGCTCTGTTGTTTGATGTGGAGGGCGTTGCAGAATACCCCGACATGACAACCATGCAGGAGGGGGTACAATGGTTTCTATCTGACTGGTATACAGATAATCCTATCAAGAGTAAGGAAAAACAGAAAAAAGATATGGACTATGATGTAGATCAGTGGCGCATATTTTCCGCTTTCCTAACGCAGTTTGGAATAAATCTGAATACTGTTGATATGCACTTTTGGGTATTCATGGGGCTGTTATCTACACTGGAAGAATGTGCTTTTACTCGAATTGTGGATATTCGCACGAAAAAGATTGACCCTAAGATGAAACCTTCTGATAAGAAAGCATTGAAAGAAGTGAAGGAACGCTATGTGCTTGAAAGTGTGGAAGATTCGCAGATGTCGGCACAGGAGCAGGCGGAGTATGATGCGTTTATGAAGTATGCTAAAAAGACAAAATAAGCGGAGGATTAATACAATGTGTGAATATTGTGAAGGAAACAAAGCAGTACTTTTGAGCGTTAAGCAATTTGAGGACAGGATAGAAACAGTAGTTGGCGTCATAAAGGGAAACAAGTTAAGGGTTTCCACGATGATACAAACAGCGGTACAAATTTCCTCTCCGGCTTTTGCAGAAGTAGAAATTGAGCATTGTCCTAAATGCGGGAGGAAGTTAGACAGATGACGGATAAAGAGATCGGAAAGACCGCCCGTGAGATTGCGGAGCGTGGAAATACTGCAAAAGTCAAAAAGAATAAAGACGGCATAGTAATTCTGGAAGAAAAGTGTAAGATTGTGAGGAAAGATAATGTATCGCCAAACCAAAAACTATGAAAACCTCCAAAAGCGTATATTTGACGGCGTGGGAGATTATGGAATACCGCAGATACAGCCAACAACATATCAAGAATGCGACTGGATAGGTTTCAACTATGCCCGGAGTGAAAAGGACAGAGCCGGGAAGGGTGTGCATTTCTTCCTTGATGACTACCAGTTCAATTCCGTTTGGCAGTCCCCGGACAAGTACCTTGATATGTTCCGGCAGTTCACGCACGTTATGTCCCCAGACTTCTCTACATACACGGACTTCCCGAAAGCCATACAGATATACAACCACTATCGCAAACACTGGATAGGTGCATATTTGCAAGAAAACGGTGTGAATGTGATTCCGACAATGTCATGGAGTACGCCAGACAGCTTTGAGTGGTGCTTTGACGGAGAGCCGGAGGGCGGCGTTGTGGCAGTATCAAGTGTAGGTGCTGCGAACAGCAGGGCAAAGAAAGAGCTGTTTTTGGCAGGGTATAATGAAATGCTTGCAAGACTGCACCCAGAAGTGATATTATTTATAGGTAAAGTGCCGGAGGAATGCGAGGGGAATATTTTGAAAATTAAGAGTTTTGCAGAAAAAAGGTTTAAAAAGGTGACGTGATGGGTGGACGTGGTGGTGCAAGTGGATTTGGAAAAGAATTTTCCGAAAGAGATATTGCAAAAAGACTTCCAGACGAAAAATATTTTAATTTAGAAAAAGTACCTAAATTAGAAGGGAGTGAAAAACAAATTAAATGGGCGAATGATATTAGAAGGTCTGTAATAAAGGAATTGTCAAGTGTTCTTTATGAAAATGATGATGGGAAATTTGATACAACCGGAAGGTTTGCCGCGGCTCGTAAGGGAAAGAAGGAAATGATAAAATATGTGCAACACACATATGACGTCCGGAAACAAGAGCCAAACTATTCAATTAGTACTTCGCAAGCTCGTGAATATAATAAGAAAATAGTAATAAATGATATTGAAAAATTCAAGGGCATTGCTGATCGTGTACAGCGTTTTAATCAAGTTGTCGGAGAGAAATCTGCAAAATGGTGGATAGAAAATAGGAGCAACTCATTCGGGTTACGAGAATATATACATGGGAAACGCAAAAAACCATAGAAAAATTCTCATAAATGCAGGATAAAATAAGCCTGCATTTTTTTGTTGAAAAATTTTAAAATAATGCTTGACAAGGTGTTCAATGGACACTATAATAGAATTATCAAATGAAAGGGCGGCACAGCCGCAAGGGTGGAAGATATGACGAAATACGAACAGGAGCTTAGAAGTAGCGAGGAAAATTACAGCGAAGAAATGATTCAGTTTTTACTTTCAATTTTTCTGCATTGCCCAGAAGATGATTACGAAGAAGCACAGAAAAGAATGGTGGAGGCGTGAACAATATGAATGGATTGATGGATAAATGCAAAAAGGCGTATAAGGCATGGAAAGAATGGGACAGCTATGAATTGGGCAGAAAAGGAGAAATGTATTTCAATACTAAAAAAATGGAGTTTGGACTTATTCAACACACGGACAGAACTTCAAAAGGATACATAGGTGAAAATGAATTTTGGATTCCTATCGTATCTATCATTGATGAAATTGAAGACGTGGCATGCAGGAGTGCTAAAGTGGATGAAGTTGTAGCAAAGATTGAGAAGTATGTAACGTGCGAATTGGAACGGAGGGGGTTGAGATTAGCATAAAAGAAAAAAGAATCGAAATTGGACTTACGCAAGAACAATTTTCCAAGCTGTTTGAAATCCCAATAGATACGGTAAAAAATTGGGATTCCGGGAGAAGGGAACCGCCTGAATGGGTTGAAAAATTGATAATAAAAGAACTGGAACGGATGAAAGGGCAGTAGAAATACTGCTCTTTTAATTTGGAAAATGAAAGTTGTAACAGAGTAACAGATGTAACATTGAAAAACCGTACACTATAGAGGGTATGTATATATGTATATAATACACATTACATGATTTTTTTTGTTAAACGTGACAAAACCTGTTACTTGTGTTACCATCGTATATTTACTTGATTTATGCGTGTTACTATAATGTGTTACCCCATGTTACAATAATATAAAAAATGTTACTATTTTAATATTAAATATATCCACCCAATTATACACTATACACAAAATTTTTAGATTGTCAAGAACTATTTTGAAGCATAAAAGCATTGAATAAAACTTGGTACAAACGAAGGGTGAATCTATATTATAATGGAATCATGGCAAGGATAGGGAGCGCACCCGAAAAGAGCATCTTTCCACCTTTCATGCTTTCCTTGCCTGTTATAAAAAAGGTGGAGAAAGGTGAGAAAGATATGAATGATTTAACTGTAAAGAATGTAAATCTATTTGGAGACACGGTAGTTGCCGCACAGGATAAGGATGGTGTTATTTGGGCAGGGGTAAAATGGTTCTGTGATGGATTGGGTTTGTCGAAAGACCGGGCAGGAAATGAGAGAAAGAAAATACAGGAAGATGTGGTGCTTAGTCAAGGGGTTAAATTTTACCCTTTGGGAACCGGCAATGCCAATAAGGATGTTTTATGCCTGAAACTGGATTTTGTTCCCCTGTGGCTGGCAAAAATCTCCATCACACCAAGCATGAAAGAGAACAGGCCGGAATTGGTAGATAAGTTGGTGACGTATCAACTGAGGGCAAAAGATATTCTTGCAGAAGCGTTTTTGGGAAAAGTGCAGAAAGTTCCGAAAACATACATTGAAGCATTGAAGGAACTTGTTGCGGCAGAGGAAGAAAAGGAAAAATTGCAACTGGAGCTTGACCGGAGCCGGGACTGGTACTCCATTAAGAGGGTGGCCGCACTGAATGGGGTAAGCTGGAAAACCTTTGACTGGCGGCACCTGAAAGAAACTGGGGCGCAGATTGGGTATGGAGTAAAGAAAATTTTCGATGCAAATTATGGTGAAGTGAATACATATCACAAGAGCGTGTGGGAGAAAGCATATCCAACATATGAGTTATAAAGGTGGGAGAAAAATTTCCCACCTTTTTCTATTTTCGTATTGACGGAATATAGAATTTTCTGTCAATATGTGGTATATTGTACGTAGAATGGGAAAGGTAGGAAAATGGTATGTCATTCATAAGTAAAATACTGGATGCTTTCAAGATGGAAAGCACAAAATATGATTAAGTTTGTGGCAATCTATTCCATTTTATGTTGTTCTTTGGTATAATGTGGAATATCCCGTCAAATCCCTTTGACTTTTCGGTGGGAGATGGGGAATTATAAAAATTTTTGGGAGGATTTGGAGGAATGGGAAAAAAGCAGGATACTGAAAGCACGTATGGAGTTAAGGAATCCAAAAAGAAAAATGGAGTTGTAAAATGGATATTAATTGTTGTCGTCGCTATGGCTGTAATTGGTGCTATTGGCGGCGGGAACAATGACTCTGAAAAGGAAAAAGATAGCACACAAGAGACAAGAAGAGAACAGGAAAACACCAAAGCGGATAATGGGAATGAGAGTAAAACTGAAGAAACCACTGAAGAGGTTGTTGATAATATATTCCGCGTGGGGGATGTCCTTGAAACAAAAAAAGTCAAATTATCATATCTATCGTGCGGCGAATATACCGATGAGAATATGTTTGTAGAAGCAGGAGAAGGGAAAAAACTTATTTATTTTGAGTTTGAATTTGAAAATATTGGAAGCAGTGACACATCTGTTGGATTTTTTGATTTTGATTGTTATGCGGATGGATATGAAGCAAAAAATTCTATGTGTACTGCGGACAATGCAATGACTTCAATCACGTCTTTGTCTCCGGGAAGGAAAATGGGCGGTATTGTTGTATTTGAAGTGCCGCAAAATGCAGAATCTATCGAAGTGGAATATGAAACCAGCTATTGGACGCAAGACAAGGCTATTTTTGTATACGAATAATTACAACTGAATATTGAGAAAAAAGGGCGGTGGAGAAATCTGCCGCCTTTCTGCAAATGTACGATGGAGGGGAATGAATGAAAAAAGGTTGTTTATATTGGCTATTTGTTGGCTGGTGGTGGGAATTTGGGAAATTATATCTTAAATTATTGTACTGGATCTTTATTGGTTGGTGGTGGAAATTACTATGTAAGTTTAAATCACAAAGAGAAGTAAGTGAAATTAATAACGATACATATAGAATTAATGCCAATTTGAACAATATAGAAACACAAATAGATAACATGAGAACAAATTCTATTAATATTTCTGGTGCTTCGTTTGATAATATGGAAGGACACCAATTTGAATATTTCTGTGCTGATATTCTGAAAAAGAATGGTTTTGAGAATGTTGAGGTAACACAGGGGAGCGGCGACCATGGAATTGACATTTTGGCAGAAAAAGACGGTATTACATACGCTATACAATGTAAATGCTATTCTTCCAATATAGGAAATGCCGCTGTGCAGCAAGCACATACAGGAAAAAGCATATATAAAAAGGATATTGCTGTTGTATTAACAAACCGCTATTTCACAGCGCAAGCAAGGGAAGAGGCAACGGCTTTAGGTGTCAAATTGTGGGATAGGGATAAGCTGAATAGCATGATTGAAAAAGCAAATAGTTAGTGTTATGGGGCAGAGATGAAAATTTTCTGCCCTTTTTCTATTTTGGGTATTGACATTTAGGTGTGATATAAATATAATAAAGGTGTGATGTAAATTAAGGAGGTGAACAAAATTAGTCCAGTAGGCAGACCAAAAGTAGATAATCCTAAGACCAATCGCTTTAGTATATGCCTTGACAAAGAAACAGAGGATAGATTAAAAGAGTATTGCAAAGAGCATAACATCACAAAAGGCGAAGCGATAAGACAAGGTATACATCTGCTTTTACAACAAAAAAAGTAGCAGTTGGCAAGTTTGGCGACCGACAACTACTACTTCTCAACACCAATCCACCAAAGGAAGATTGATAGGTTTATTATATCTTCTTTTGGTGTGGTTGTCAAACACAGAAAGGAGATTTTTTGATGAACGAATTAACAGTGAAAAGCGTTGACCTGATGGGCGATACCGTTATGGCAGCGCAGGACAGCGACGGAACAATCTGGGTTGGAGTCAAGTGGATGTGCCAAGGGATGGGCATGTCGGATGGACAGTATAAGAGGCAGATAAATAATATACAGAATGATTTGCTCTTAAAGGACTCAGGATCAAATTTGATCCTGAACAAAGGTTCTGGAGAAAGAGAGGTGTTCTGTATAAAAAATGATTATCTTCCTATGTGGCTTGCAAAAATCACGATTACAAAAACCATTCAGGAGAATAACCCTGATTTGGCAAATAAGATTCTTAATTACCAGCTTAAAGCCAAGGATATTCTGGCAGACGCATTTCTGCCAAAGAATCCGCAGCTCCCCTCAGACCCCATGCAGCTCCTGGAGCTTCATTACCAGGCTTTGAAGCAGGTGGACAGGAAGGTTGAAGAAGTCGATGGAAAGGTTGGAGCGATTGAGGGACGCCTTGCAAATTTGGAAAACACAATGAACCTTGACTATGGTCAGCAACGTGATCTGGGTGATGCAGTTGCCAAGACTGTCATGAAAGCTCTGGGCGGTGAGTCTCCGGCATATAAAGAGATTGGACGGAAAGTCTTTGCCGAGTGTAACCATGATCTGAAAGCATACTTCAGGGTAAACGCAAGGGCGAATATCCCGAAGAAACGCTATGAGGACGCAATCTCCTATGCGGAGAACTGGAAACCATGTACCAACACGCAGATGCGCATCGACCAGGCCAACGCGCAGATGACGCTCGATCTGGAATGCAGGGGGTAAGGATGACGGATACGGGAAAAGTATTTGAGGGACTGGTGCATCTGGCAGTACAGAATGGAATCACGGTCAGATTTGCTCCGCTGAAGGCAAGTTATGCCAGAATAAAGGGAGACCGGATAGCGCTTAATCAGGAGCTTGGCACCATTGAGGACTTTAACTATAACCTTGCACACGAACTGGCGCACGCCTATCTTCACAGTGGAAATGGGGACATTACTCCCGGAGCCGTAGACGATGAGGCGCTTGCGCAGTATGAAGAGGAGGCAGACCGGGGAGCCAGGATGCTATTGGAGGCGTTGGAGATGACATTGGATAGAGCTACCAAATAAAATAACGGCTGCTCCCGCAAAGGGACCGGTTCGGATGGCAATAAGATGGTACAAATTACCGGAGGAAATGTGCTACCATAGCACTAGGGCAGCAGAAAAGCCCGTTCCGGTGACGATGCCGGGTTCCTCCTTTTGACGGTGCGGGGCCTGCAGGTTGGTAGGTCCCGCAAATTCCAAACAAACGAGACAATTCGGAGGTATGGTATGAACGAAATTATCAAGGTAAATTACGACAACGAACAGCCGACAATATCAGCAAGGGAACTTCATTCCGCATTGGGGATTGAAAAGCGGTTCAGCGCATGGTTTGAAACCAACTCACAGGGATTCACTGAAAATGAGGATTTTATAGGTGCGTACTTACAGGTACAGAGCAATCAGTACGGCGGAACAAAGGATTTGCAAGACTATCTCTTGACTATGGATATGGCAAAACATATCTGCCTTATGAGCCGCACAGAGAAAGGGAAACAGTGCCGCCAGTACCTTATTGATTTGGAAAAGGCATGGAATACACCAGAACAGGTCATGGCTAGGGCGCTGAAAATGGCAAGCCAGACAATAGACAAGCTGAAGAACATCAACACAGAGCTTCTGGAAGATGTGACCCGCATGAGACCAAAAGAGATTTTCGCGGATGCTGTATCCGCAAGCCACACGTCAATCCTGATTGGCGAGCTGGCAAAAATTCTGAAACAGAACGGCGTAGAGATCGGCCAGAATCGGCTCTTTGCCTGGCTGCGGGATAACGGGTATCTGATTAAACGAAACGGCGCCGATTGGAACATGCCCACGCAGCGCAGCATGGAGATGGAACTGTTCGAGGTAAAGGAAAGCACGATCAACAATCCGGACGGCTCTGTGAGAATCAACAAGACTACGAAAGTGACTGGAAAGGGCCAGGAATATTTTATCAACAAGTTCCTGGGGAAAGATTAGAAGCAAGGACCGTCGGCTGACAAAAAGGCCGGCGGTTTTTTATTCAATAAAACTCTTCTTATCTTTATTAAGGAAAGGAAATTTGTGCCATATTAAAATCCGCTTAACTTGGTACAAATTATTTTTCAATCTGTGGTATGATATAACTGTCCGGAAGAAGTCCGGCGGCTTGCAGGGCCGGAATGGCCGGCCCCCAACATCTATTGCTCCACGGTATGTTATCCGCATGAGAGATACCGGCAAAAACTTGCCACGCTGGGTTGACATGGAAGCAGCGGAGCGGCGTGCGGCGCATCTGCTGCAGATGTGCGTCTGGCCCGGCAGCATCTCAAGTTTGGGCGGCCCCGTCCCGGTGAGAGGGCCGCAGAGGAGTTTTGAGAGATGCACAAAGAAGCGTCCTATATAGGGGCGCTTTTTGCATAAAAGATGGTACAAATTATATCCGAAAATATGTTACCATTAATTTGTAAAGGCGAAATGCTGGCTTGAGAGGGTGACTCATGGCGGGGTATGCTCCCGCCGCCCTCTACTATTCAGAAAGTAGAGGTAAACATATGAACGATTTGGTTGTAAAGAGTGTTGACTTGTTCGGTGACAGCGTGATGGCTGCAAAGGACAAGGACGGGAACATCTGGGCAGGGGTAAGTTATTTCTGCAAAGCATTGGGCATGAGCAATAAGCAGAGAGACAATCAGGTAACAAAGGTTCAGACCGATAAGACATTGAAAAAGGGTACCCTGAAATTTCAGGAGGGGGTATTTGACCAGAATAATGAAGCTGTGGGGATTCGGATTGACTTTATTCCCCTTTGGCTTGCCAAGATTCCCGTAACAGAGCGCATGGAGCAAGACCACCCTGACCTTGCGGACAAGCTTCTTGAATACCAGCTTAAAGCCAAGGATATACTGGCGGCGGCTTTTCTTCCGCAGCACGCGCAACAGCCGGGAGATATGCAGTATACGAAGGCAGATATTCCGGTGGGCGAGGTTGCTCGGCTGTCTACCGTCATGGACAGGGTGATGGTTCGGCAGAACTCCAAACCTCACGATATCGCAAGGGCGTTTGAAATGCTGTGCGGACAGTTTGGTATCATGTTGCCGGATAACTTCGTGAACGTGCCAGAGTATGAGCAAATGACATTAGCAAATATTTAAAGAAATGGGAACTAAGTATAAGCTGTCGCCGGAGGATATTGCGGCGATTGAGGAAACGCTTTCAAAAGGAAAGTATGTGGAGGTTCGTCTTGACAAGGACAGAAACATAATGGTTTTGGAAATTGAGCGAACCATTGTCGTGAGCGATTAACTGAATTATCGGCACGCCGCCAACTAGGGCGGTGGAAGGACTAAAAGGTGTCATGGATGCGTGTAATGCGCGTTTGTGGCACCTTTTTATTTTGGAGGATATGGGGATGGTAGATTTTGCAAAATTCACGGATGATCAGCTTTGGGAGATATATAAGAGCGTCAATGTGTTCGAGTGGAATAGCCTTTTAGGGCAAAAGCCAGATGGATTCGACAAACTTCCTAGATTTCGTCTTTCGTGGTGGCATCACATTTTCTACAGAAGAACAAAAGACGATTACACGCACCCGATCTGGTGTCTGGTGCAGTATTTAATGCCAGAAGATTTTTTTGAGAAGAAAAAGGAAGAGAATCACAAAGAACAGATGGACGCTCTTCGCGAATATCTCAGAAAAACGGCGCTTACTGAAAAAAATCTTAGGGTACGTTTTGGGAAAAAATTGTTTGAACATATGAGCAGACAATAGGCAGTACGCTCACAATCAAAGCAATTATGGAAATTACAGTAGGAATCCAAAAGTGATACCATGCTTGTTTGCATAAAAGCAGTTCAACCTTTCCTTCCTCTGAAATTTTGCAGTATTGAACAGCGTATTCCTGCTTAATATCGCCGGGAGGGCAGACAAGGTAAGTGCTGATAAGGTCATTTTTTTGAAGATATAAGAAAACCTCATCCCGATTTTTGTGCAGTTCACCACAGGGGATATCCTTTTTGAGAAGCTTTTTCAGGAACTTATATTGTTGTTTTGTAAGCATGATTAAGGCTCCTTTTTATAGGGAGTATATCACATTTTCAATAGAGAAGAAATATGGAACGTGTTTTCTGGGGGTGAAAGCGTGGCGCAGTATGATGGAAGTATAAGAATAGATACCAAATTAGATACAAAAAGATTTGCAAAAGATTCAAGGAACCTTATTTCTGGGATGGAAAGGCTCGGGAAAAGCATAAATGGAATTATGGGTTCCCTGGGATTTGCTCTTGGAATTGCGGGACTCGTTGCGCTTGGAAAGCAGGCAATCGAAACCGCCAGCGATATTCAGGAAGTCCAAAACGTAGTTGATACGGCGTTTGGCAGCATGTCATACAAAATGGAGGAGTTTGCAAAAACATCGGTAAAGCAGTTTGGTATTTCCCAATTATCAGCAAAGCAGATGGGCTCCACGTTCATGGCTATGGGTGCATCTATGCTTGACAGCATGGAAGAAGCCAGTAATATGGCCATAAATCTGACGGCTCGTGCGGCTGATATGGCCAGCTTCTATAATAAAAGCGTGCAGGAAACATCTACAGCTTTAAAGTCCATATACACAGGGGAAACAGAATCTTTAAAAGAGTATGGCGTTGTAATGACGCAGGTAAATTTACAGGAATTTGCTTACCAGCAAGGCATTAACAAAAAAATATCCGCTATGACACAAGCAGAAAAAGTGCAGTTGCAATACGCTTACGTCATGGAACAGACAAGCCTTGCTGCAGGGGACTTCGCAAAAACTTCCGACAGTTGGGCAAACCAGACAAGGATTTTGTCAGAGCAGTTCAAAGAGTTGTTATCTGTCCTTGGTTCTGGCTTAATTACGGTTTTAACTCCCGTTGTAAAGTTCTTGAATACAGTTCTTTCCATCTTGATAGCTATTGCGAAGCAGATAGGCGCAATTTTGTCAAAACTGTTTGGGATATCAATGCCCGTAGTGGATTCCGGTAAAATGGCATCCAATTTATCAGATGCGGCAGGTGGTGCGGATGCTCTTGCAGACGGAATGGATGCGGCGGGAAAAGCAGCACAAAAAGCAGGAAAGGCCGCAAGTAAGGCTTTAGCTCCGTTTGATAAGTTGAATGTCTTAAGCAAAGATTCTGGCGCCGGCGGTTCTGATGCAGGCGCCGGGGGCGCAGGCGGCATTTCGATGCCGGAGCTCTCTCTTGGCAAAGAAGATGTCGGAATTGTAGATTCTCTTAACAGCGCACTTGATGGAGTACTGGGCAAGCTTAAGGAATTAAAAAGTTTATTTGCTGCAGGGTTTTTTGAAGGATTCGGAGATTATAAACCGAAACTTGAAGACTTGAAAAAAGACATTTTATCAATAGGAAATACTTTAAAAGGGATATTTACCGACCCAGGTGTTGTTTCTGCCGCAAATAGCTTTGCAAACCAGTTGACTTATTCGCTTGGACAAATCACTGGCTCAATTGCAAACATTGGACTTACTATAGCGCAGTTACTTGTCGGAGGAATGGAAAAATATCTTACGCAGAACAAGGACAGGATTAAGCAGTACATAATCTCAATGTTTGACATTGGAACGGAAATTGCAGCAATTATAGGGGACTTTTCAGTCGCCTTTGCGGACATATTTTCCGTATTTGGCGGGGATACAGCGCAGCAGATAGCAGGGAATCTGATTGGCATATTTGTAGAAGTTGGGATGATGATTTCTGAAAATGCTGCAAAACTTGGCAGGGATATCTTGAACATGATAACCAAGCCAATCATTGACAATAAGGATAAGATAAAAACCGCACTTAAGGGAACATTGCAAGCAATTGAGCCTTTTACAAGCGGATTACTTACGGCATTACAGGGAGTAAGGGACTCTGTTTCGGATATTTACGACAACCATTTAAAACCTCTTTTTGATTCAATTGCAAGCGGCCTTTCTGTAATCTTGGGTAAATTGTTGGATGGATTTAATACGTATATACTTCCGGTTTTTCAAGGACTTGGAGAAAAATTTCAGGAAATTATGGATGGACCGTTTAGTGAGACGGTAAATATAGTAAAAGACTTTATCGGAAAGCTGATAGATGCGGTAAAGCTTCTTTGGGAAAACGTGCTTGTTCCGTTTTTCTCTTGGATTGCGGACAATATTATGCCTGTACTAACACCTATTGTAAATTTTATTGGTGAAACCGTAATGGCTGTAATTGAAAGATTTATAAGTATAGTCGGCGATATTGCGGAGGCTCTTGGAGGAGTTATTGATTTTATTGTAGGTGTTTTTACCGGAGACTGGGAAAAGGCTTGGGAAGCAATAAAAAGTATATTTAGCGGAGTATGGAACGCTATAAAAGATTTTTTCTCTGGAATTTGGAATATTTTAAAAAGCCTTGTAAAAAATGGAGTTGATTATGTAAAGGCATTTATAAAAGCAGGATGGGAATGGATTAAGTTAATTACATCAACTGTGTGGAACGGAATAAAAACTACTATAAGTACAGTTATAAACGCCATAAAAACTGGAATATCCACGGCTTTAAATGCAATTAAATCAATTTGGGATACTGTTTGGACAGGGCTGAAGACTACCGTAACAAATATATTTAACGGAATTTGGGGTGCAATAAAAGGAGTAATTAATAGTATCCTTGGCGGAATTGAAAGTATGGCAAATGGTGTTATAGATGGCATTAATTTTGTCATAAAGGCGCTGAATAATTTTAAGGTTGATTTTCCTGACTGGGTGCCGCTAGCAGGAGGAAAAACGCTTGGTTTTAACATATCGGAGCTTAATAAAGTTTCAATTCCCCGTCTTGCCGACGGCGCAGTAATCCGCGGTGGCGACCCGTTTATGGCAGTATTGGGAGATCAACGGCATGGGCAGACAAATATAGAAACGCCACTGCCTACAATGGTTCAGGCGTTTAAACAGGCTATAGCAGAAAGCGGTGGCATGGGTGGTGGTGAATATACTTTTGTTGCACAACTTGACGGCAAGACAATTTTTGAAGAAACGGTAAAACAAGACAGAATATTTAGGAAAACGCATGGATACAGCAAATATGCGTACTAGGAGGGGAGGAAATGTTTAATGGTTGGCTTATCAAATTTGGTGACGTGATTCTTCCCAATGGATTTATCCTTGCGGACGGATGGGAATCAACGCCAAACCAAAGAGTTGAAATCGACGCATACAGGGACGCGAATGTGCTGCTGCATCGGGAAACGAGCGAGAATTTTAAAACTTCTATAACGCTCAATATCCGCGCCATGGACTTGGAGGAAATGACGGCGTTAAAGGCAGTTATTGGATTGGCAACGCTTGATGTAATAAACAAAAGACAGCGACGAGTGATAGTTACATACTGGAACGACGAGGAATTAAATTATAAAACTGCAGTCATGTATATGACAGATACGTCGTATTCCATTCACACTGTTAATGAAGAAAACAAAGATATAGAATACAACTCTTTTTTGCTGGAACTAATTGAGTATTGAGGTTTTATATGATTGATTATAAATATTCAGATTTGTTTTGGGAGAATAGCGTATCTAAGCAAATAACAATTGAATTTGACAAAACAGTTCTTACTAACGATGACTTATACAATCAGGAAATGACACTGGAAGAAAGCCTTTGCTCAGAAGAACAATTGGTTTTCGGTGCCTGTGAGGCAAGCGTCCTGAAATTTAGAATCTCAGACATATTTTCTCCGATGGAAGGGAAAAGGCTGGATGTTAAGCTTACAATAAACGGACATTTGTATACTCCTTTTCCTCTTGGGCGATACCGGGTGAATTCCGATAAGATTTCTGCAGACAGACGCTACCGGGAAATTGTGGCCTACGATGCCATGTACGATATCCTGAACGCAGATGTGGCGGACTGGTATAATTCGGCCCTTCCAGAGAAAACCAGTTCCATGCCGCTGCGGCAGTTCCGAGAAAGCTTTCTTCGGCACTTTGGCTTGCAGGAAGTTGTTCCCAAAGATGGACTAGCCAATGATAACATGATTGTGGAAAAAACAGTCATGCCAGAGCAGATCAGCGGAAAAGATGTGATCACGGCGATCTGTGAGATCAATGGCTGTTTTGGGCATATTGGGCGTGACGGGAAATTCCACTACATATATCTGCCGCAGGCGATACAGGGACTTTGGCCGGCGGATGATCTGTATCCAAACCGTGCTCCGAAGCACCTGCCGGAGTACAAATTGGGGACCTTGTATCCGCATGACCCGAAAAGCACGAGAATCGGGAGTGGGACCTATATCAAGTGCCAGTATGAAGATTTTATCACGCAGAGCATAGATAAGCTACAAATCCGGCAGGAAGAGGACGATATTGGGTTGATTTACGGGACCGGAGATAACGGCTATGTGATCGAGGATAATTTCCTAGTATACGGCAAGTCATCGACAGAGCTATATGGGATTGCCGAGAACATATACAACAAAATAACCGGAATTGTGTATCAGCCCTTTGATGCGGATTGTATCGGGAATCCCTGCTTAGAAGTAGGGGACCCTGTTCGATTTCCTACAAAATACGCGATTGTGGAAAGTTACATCTTGAATCGGACCATGAAAGGAATCCAGGCGCTGCGAGATCACTATGTGACGGATGGCGTGGAAGTGTATGGGAAGCAGGTCAACGGCGTCCATCGGTCCATCATCCAGCTAAAGGGAAAAAGTAACGTCCTGACACGGACCATAGAGGAAACACGGCTGGAAATGCGGGATGAGGATGCGAAGCTGTACAACACGATCACCATCACGGCAGGGGAGATCAGGGGGGAGCTCCGAGATACAAAAAATGAGCTGTCTGCCACGATTACAGCCACAGCGAAGGAAATCCGAACCGAGCTGAAAAATACGAAAGAGGGGCTGCAGTCCACAATATCGCAGACGGCATCCGAAATCCGCACCGAAGTCGCGCAGGCAGATGCGGGCCTGTCCAGCCGGATAACGCAGAATCTCAACAGCATCACAGCGGAGGTCACGAGAGCAACAAAAGCGGAAGGAACCCTGTCAAGCAGCATAAAAGTGGAAGCAGACCGTATAACTGCGGAGGTAAAACGAGCCAGTGACGCGGAGGGAAATTTGTCCAGCCGGATCACCGTCAACGCGAATAGCATTTCGGCGGAGGTCACAAGGGCGAAAGGGGCCGAAGGGAACCTGTCAGCCAGTATCACGGTCAATGCGAATAATATCGCCACAAAGGTGAGCAAAAATAGCATTGTATCCGAGATAAACCAGTCAGCCGAAAAGATTACAATCCGGGCGAATAAAATAGATCTGGCGGGCCTAGTTACGGCAACGGAGTTTACCTCTAAATACGCTACGATTAGCACGCTAAACGCCACCACGGCTAATTTAAATAATTTGATTGCACAGAAAGCAAGTGTATCAGATTTAAACGCCACAAATGCTGAAATCTCAAATTTGTACGCAAACGAAGCTGAGCTTGTAAATCTTATTGCTGAAAAAGCGACTATTGATGAGCTAAACGCAGTAAATGCAAGGTTTAATAATCTGAATGCTAGCAAAATAACTTCTGGCACCCTAAGTGTAGATAGGCTAAATGTAAGTTCCATAGTTTCCTCGATGAGTGCTTATAACATGGTAATCAAGGACTTGAACGCAAATGTTATATATACAGATGTAATTAACATACGTGGGTTAAATGGAATTTTCTGGTTAGGAAGAAGGGTTAAAACTAAAACGATTAGCGATTTGACATATTTAGTCCTAGACTAATAATTTTTCTTTAAATTTTAACGAAAAACATGGGAGAAATTTTATGAACTTAAAAATTAGAGAATTTAAAATGGCCCTTGAAAATTTTATAAATAAATCTGAAATCCCGCATGAAGTAAAGCAAATAATTTTAAAAGAACTTTATATTAATGCGCTGACTGCGGCAAATGATGCAATATCCTCAGAGCTGGATGAAAGAGAAGGAAAGGAGAACAAGCAGGATGAATAAGTGCTATTACCGTATTGTCTGGAAAAACTATCCAGATGATGGAACGCCTCTGAATGAACAAAATCTGAATAAGGTTGATATCGCGGCGGATGAAATGGATAATCGCATCCTCTCTCTGGATTCCACGAAATTTGACAAGTCCGAGGCACAGCTTCTGGTTAAGTACATAGAGTACGATGAGGATACTGGCATATTTAAGATTACGCACTACAACGGCGCAAGTTACACCATTGATACGCTGTTGGAAAAGCTGGCCGTTAACTTTGACTATGACTATCAGACACAGCGGCTTATCATCACCCTTTCGGATGGAGAAGTCAAGTATGTGGATTTATCCGCGTTGCTCACACAGTATGAATTTTTAGATTCTGAAACTGTAGCTTTTACTGTGGATTCTACTGGAAAAGTGAAAGCAGACATCAAGGAGGGCAGCATTGAGGAAAAACACCTGCGCCCTGACTATCTGGCCGATATCCGGGTAGAGTCTGCCAAGGCAGCAGCCAGCGCCGCGGCGGCCGATGCCAGCGAAAAGGCGGCGAAAAGGAGCGAAGATGCCGCGAAGGTATCCGAGATAAATGCGGCAGCGTCAGCAACGGAATCCGGGAACAAAGCCACAGAGTCAGCGACATCCGCAGCAAGTGCGGCAAGTTCCGCAGGAGCAGCCAGC